CAGGAGAAGTCAGCAACAATCCAGCAGGTGCTTGAGTCTCTCGAATATCGGCGCGTCACGCTCATTCGTGAGCAGGCAGCACAACAGAACAGCGCATATCAGTCTTTGCTAATGATGAACGGGCAACATACAGAGTTTAATCGGCTCCTGTCGCTTGGAAATCAACTCCTTTCAACACGTTCTACCCTTGCCAGTGCCCCATTCAGAATACCTTCTGCGCAGCTCACGCCAAAGCAAAGCGATCTGTTGCAGAAATCCGCACGAGAGAAAGAGCTTTCCGGGCTTTCCGGGGTAGATAAAGTCAGAAGGCAGGCTGAATACGCAGCCGATGATGCTGGTCTGACGAGCTCCCCTGAGTTTATTGAAAATCGAAATAAGTACATCTCCAACACTGTCGAGGCGTGGCAAACACAGGAAAATCTTAATAAGTCGCTTAAAGACGGCAAAAAGGCGCTGGGTGAGCAAGGGAAAGAGGCGCGTTCAGCGGCTCAGCTCGCAGAGAACTATACGCGCAAAATGGACGATCTGAGCATCGCTATTGAGGTTCAGAAAGTCAGGGCAACTGATGGAGAGAAAGCATCGGAGCTATATGCCGCCTCGCACCAGTCAGGATCTAAATGGACAGAAGAGCAGCGTAAGGCTATTCGTGCCAATTCTGCTGAGCTGGCTGTATGGACGCAGCGCGCTGAGGAGAACGTCAGAAAACAGCGCGAGCAAACCGAAGCCCTTAAGGATTTAACGGACGCTGCGAGAAAATACAGGGATGACGCCTCGCAGACTACCGACACCGCAGGTATGAGTGATCGCCAGAGGAGTCGATTCGATGATAAACAGCAGATAGAACGTGTCTTTGACAAGACAGATAAAGGTTCTTCTGCCCTGGCTGCACGTTCCGCCGCACTTGATGCGCTGGATAAAAAATACAAAGCAATCTCAGCCAGTGAAGCGGACTGGATGTCCGGTGTCTCGCGTGGGTATGCGAACTGGTTCGATGAAATCAGTAACGTGTCAGGCACTGTTTCCGATGGTGTTAAGACCACGATGGACAGCGCATTCACCAACGTTACCTCGATGCTTGAGGGAAACAAAGTGAGCTGGAAATCCTGGGGTGTTTCCGTACTGCAGATGATTGAAAAGGTCGCTTTGCAAATGGCCGTCGTCAGCGCCATGGGTGGGAGTTCTTCAGGTTCCGGGCTACTGGGCTCACTTGTGGGTGGCGTTGCCAGTTATTTTGGTGGGAGTGCTGCTGGTGCTGGTGCAAATGCCGGAACGGCTATTCAGAACTATGGTTCAAATTTCCAGCTCAACGCTAAAGGCGGGGTTTATGCCTCAGAGAGTCTGAGCGCATTCAGCAACGGCATTGTCCGCAATCCAACGATGTTTGCGTTTGCCAAAGGTGCCGGGGTGATGGGCGAGGCAGGGCCGGAGGCCATTATGCCGCTAACCCGAGCCCCTGATGGTTCACTGGGGGTCAGGTCGGTTGGTGGCGCTGGCGCACAGGGTGGATCGTCGGCTCCACAGGTTTATATCACCATCGATGGCAATGGAAATAACAGCACACAGTCCTCCCCTGGCTGGGAGCAGTTCGGTGCTGAGATTGGCCGGTTCGTTGATCAGCGATACAAACAGAACTTACGCCGCGATATTTCACCAGGCGGTGATATCTGGAACGCAACGAAAAGCAGGTAACTATGGCGATACAAACTTTTTCCTGGTGTCCCCGGATTAACGCCGAGGCGGACACCAGTTTTCGTGTCCGTAAAGCACAGTTTGGTGATGGCTATGAACAGGTATCCGGTGATGGTTTAAATACTAAAAAGCAGCAGTGGACGCTGAATTTTACCGGGAATGAATCTTACATTTCAGCCATTACAGAATTCCTCGACAGCCATGAAGGCACCCGGGCATTTCAATGGAAACCTCCGCTTGAGCCTCTCGGGTTATATCGCTGCGAAACCTATAAGCCAACAGGCCTTGGGGCAGGGAAATTTAATCTTGAAGCGACATTTTTACAGGCGTACAAATCATGATTAATAGCGATTATCAGAAGCTGGAGCCGGGTAATGCCATTCGCTTATTTGAGGTTGATGGTACCGCCTTTGGCGTGAGCGATATTCTTCGCTTCCATGCCCACAGTATTCCTCATACAGAAGCTGAAATTCTCGCAGCAGGCGGTGATGAATCAAAGTTGCCGGCTAAATCAATATGGTGGCAGGGCGAAGAATTTAAGGCGTGGCCATGCCAGATCGAGGGCATTGAAGCCTCAACAAGTGGCAGTGCGGCACAACCTAAATTATCAGTCGCTAACCTTGATGGTTCAATAACAGCGCTTTGCCTTCATTACGATGATCTGTTGCAGGCAAAAGTCACTATCCATGACACGCTGGCACAGTATCTGGATGCGAAGAATTTCCAGAGTGGCAACCCTTCAGCCGATCCGACGCAGGAAAAGTTGCAGGTGTACTACATCGACAGCAAGAGTGCGGAAACTAATCAGATTATCGAATTTGCACTGAGCAGCCCGATGGATTTGCAGGGGCTGATGATCCCAACGCGCCAGCTTCATTCGCTGTGTTCCTGGTGCATACGTGGCAAGTACCGCACCGGTGATGGTTGTGACTACGCCGGAACGCTCTACTTTGATGAAAAAAATAACCCGGTTAGCGACCCATCGCTTGATAAATGCAGCGGTACGCTGAGAGGTTGTAAGTTGCGTTTTGGTGAGCATGAAGAGCTGCCATTTGGCGGTTTCCCCGGCACGTCACTTATCCGGAGTTAGTCATGCACCAGAAAACCATAGAAGCCATTATGGCGCATGCAGCTGCCGAATATCCGCGGGAGTGCTGCGGGGTCGTTGCGCAGAAAAGCCGGGTAGAGCGCTATTACCCATGCCGCAATCTGTCGATCGACCCCACGGAGCATTTCCACATGAGCCCGGAGGATTACGCCGCGGCGGAAGACTGGGGAGCAGTGACCGCCATCGTGCACAGTCATCCTGACGCGACGACACAGCCGAGCGAGCTGGATAAGGCACAATGTGATGCAACACTTCTGCCCTGGCATATTGTCAGCTGGCCGGAGGGAGACTTGCGGACCATACAGCCACGCGGCGAATTACCACTAATTCAGCGCCCGTTTGTGCTTGGGCATTTTGATTGCTGGGGCCTGGTGATGAGTTACTTCCGGCAGGTGCACGGCATCGAACTGACAGATTACCGTGTCGATTACCCCTGGTGGGAAGACAATTACCCTGAGAACTTCTATCAGGATTGCTGGTATGAATGCGGGTTTCGGGAGTTTACCGGACCACCACAACCGGGGGACATGGTCATCATGCAGGTGCGGGCCAACAAGTGGAATCATGCCGGAATACTGCTTGAAGGCAATATATTACTGCACCATATGTACGGGCATCTCAGCCAGCGGGTTCCCTATGGGGGCTACTGGATCGAGCGAACAATGAAAATTGTAAGATACAAAGCTTTTATATAGCCCGCTCAGTTGTTTTTTTATATAGCCACAGCAATAAGGTAAATCACTGTAAGGTCGATATATTTAATTCTGAAATGGTTGATATCTTCCATGTACTAATGGAGGGATTGGAAATGCCTTTTAAGCTTAAAGTTGCAGTTTGGATCCTTGCGGGGATTCTGGGAGTTTATATCCCTACTTCTATGTTGGGATTAACCATTCACAATGGCTTCTTTGCTAAGCAGGAAATGAACTGTTTGGAGGATGCATCGAATTCTATCATGTCCATGTTGAACGACGTTGAGCAGTCAAATCAAGCTAGGGCAATCGGAAATATGGCCGACAATCTGAAAGCCTGCCGGAATAATTTAGATTATAACAAAGGCTTGATTACCTCATTGGGGGATGAGATAGCGAGAGCCAGAAGTAATGCATCAGCTGCAAAGTGACCGCTTTACTTCCCCTTGCGTCGCAAACTCGATAGGATTGCCCAAACTTCATCAAAGGGGGTAAGGACATGAAAAGAATAATAATTGCGTTGATGTTTACCGGACTAGCAGGATGCTCAACAACTCCTACAGCAAGCGAGACTGCTAAACCCGTCCCTTTGGAACGGATTCTGTTAGCGCCTAAAGGGGATTCCACGCTAATTATAACCCGCGATAAAGGCTGGTTTGCTGGGGGTGGCTGTTTCGTTACCGTATTAGTTGATGGCAAAGCTTTGGCTCGAATCGATACTGGAGAAAGCATAACGATAAAAGTTGAGGAGGGGAGGCATATTCTCGGAATATCAGGTGATAAAGACGGCAAGGGGTTATGTGGATATCAAATTGGTCAGCCAATGAAAGAAAATGCAACCTTAATTCAATCTCATGAAACGCAAAAATTCCGAATAACAGGTGATACAAGTTCCGGATTAGATTTAAGACCATCAAACATTTAAACGAAGCCGCGAAAGCGGCTTTTTTAATGGAGCAAATATGCAAGAGATAATGGTGAAAATCGAACTGGGCGGTGTGCTAAGCAAGACATTTGGGAAAACTCATTACCGGTTAATTAGTACGATTCATGAGGCTACAAGAGCCTTGGCTGCAACCGTTGATGGCTTTGAAAAGTTCATGATTACCAGCAAACTTCGTGGGCTGACATATGCCATCTTTAGAGGAAAGAAAAATATTGGGAAAGATGACCTTGGCTTTCCAGTGACTGAAGATGTGATTCGTATAGTTCCTGTAGTAATTGGCAGTAAAAAAGCAGGTCTTTTACAGACAATACTTGGAGCCGTGTTAGTTATCGCGGGATATGCGCTATCAGGCGTAACTGCGGGAGCAAGTATGGCCTTGGTCGCACCAGGTGTGGCCTTGATGGCTGGAGGTGTTATTCAGATGCTCTCTCCTCAGCCCGGTGGACTTGCCAGCAAACAATCTGCAGATAACCAGGCATCCTATGCATTTGGTGGTGTGACGAACACCGCCGCCCAGGGCTATCCGGTTCCTCTTCTTTACGGCGAACGCCTGATCGGGGGAGCCATAATATCGGCTGGGATCTATGTCGAAGACCAGCAGTAAAATCAACGAATTCAATTAACCACCTGCGGGTGGTTTTTTTATGGGCGCGATATGACAAAGCAACGGATAAAAGGGCGCAAAGGTGGCTCATCGTCCTCACGAACACCAACTGAGCAACCAGATGATTTGCAGTCTATCGCGAAAGCAAAGCTGCTTATCGCATTGGGTGAAGGTGAATTTGCTGGTGGGCTGGATGGAAAACGTATCTTTCTCGATGGAACACCACTGGAGAATGCTGATGGCTCAGCGAATTTTAGTGGAGTTGCGTGGGAATTTCGCTCAGGTAATCAGGCCCAGAAGTATATTCAGGGCATGCCGGGAACTGAGAATGAAATCAATGTTGGTACCGAGATTAAAAGCAGTGTTGCCTGGACGCATACATTTACTAACACCCAACTTTCAGCGATTCGCCTACGCCTAAAGTGGCCTTCTTTGTTCAATCAGGAGGATGACGGTGATCTGGTTGGTTATTCGATTAATTACGCAATAGACCTGCAGACGGATGGTGGTGCCTGGCAAACAGTAGTTAATACGGCGGTTACAGGCAAGACAACTTCAGGTTACGAGCGCAGTCATCGTATCGATTTGCCACTTGCTGGAAGCACCTGGACCGTTCGTCTTCGCAAAATTACTGCCGATGCCAACAGCGCCAAAATCGGGGATACGATGACTCTGCAAAGCTATACAGAAGTCATTGATGCAAAACTGCGCTATACGAATACAGCGCTGCTCTATATCGAGTTCGATTCCAGCCAGTTCAACGGGAGTATTCCACCTATTTCGTGTAAACCGCGTGGGCGGGTTATCCGCGTCCCGGATAATTACGATCCCATTACTCGCAGCTACAGCGGAACATGGACAGGTTCGTTTAAATGGGCGTGGACGGATAACCCTGCCTGGATCTTTTATGATGTGGTGGTCAACGAGCGCTTTGGGCTGGGACACCGACTGACGGCGGCAAACATTGATAAATGGACGCTGTATCAGGTAGCGCAATATTGTGATCAACTGGTGCCGGATGGAAAGGGTGGAAGTGGCACCGAGCCTCGATATATTTGTAACGTGTACGTTCAGAATCGGAATGATGCCTACACAGTGCTGCGGGACTTTGCTGCTATTTTCAGGGGGATGACAACCTGGGGCGGCAATCAAATTGTTACCCTGGCTGATATGCCACGCGATATTGATTACAGCTATTCACGCGCTAATGTTATCAACGGCGAATTCGCTTACTCGAGCAGCACCACAAAAACGCGATACACAACGGCACTGGTTTCCTGGTCCGATCCGGATAACGCTTACGCTGATGCGATGGAATCGGTATTTGAGCAAAATCTGGTTTCCCGCTATGGGTTCAACCAACTTGAGCTGACGGCTATCGGCTGCACACGGCAGTCGGAGGCAAACCGCAAGGGCCGTTGGGGGATTCTGACTAACAACAAAGACCGTATCGTTTCCTTCTCAGTCGGGTTGGACGGCATGATCCCACAACCGGGTTATATCATCGCTGTTGCAGATGAGATGCTTTCCGGAAAAGTTACCGGCGGACGTATTAGCGCTGTGAATGGACGTGTTATCACGCTCGACCGCAAACCTGATGCCGTTGCCGGCGGCCGACTTATCCTTAACCTGCCATCCGGTGCTGCGCAGAGCAGAACTATCCAGGCGGTAAACGATAATGTCGTCACGGTGACGGTGGCGTACGGCGAAACCCCGCAAGTCGAAAGCGTCTGGGTTGTTGAATCCGATGAGCTATACGCTCAGCAGTACCGTGTAGTGAGTGTGGCCGATAATAACGATGGTACGTTTACTATCTCCGGTGCGTATTACGATCCGGATAAATATGCCCGTATCGATACAGGCGCTCTGATTGATGAGCGTCCGATCAGTGTCATTCCTCCTGGCAGTCAGACAGCGCCAGATAATATTGTCATTAATTCTTTCTCAGTTGTGCAGCAGGGCATCAGTGTTGAAACCATGCGTGTGAGCTGGGACCAGGCTGCTAATGCTATTTCCTACGAGGCACAATGGCGTCGCAACGAAGGGAACTGGGTAAGCGTGCCACGCAGTTCCACCACATCATTTGATGTGCCGGGGATTTACTCGGGTCGATACATGGTGCGTGTCCGGGCTATCAATGCGGCAGAGATTTCCAGTGGATGGGGTTATTCAGCCGAAAAAACATTAACCGGTAAAGTGGGGAACCCACCGAAGCCGGTAGGGTTTGTGGCCACGCCGATCAACTGGGGTATCCGTCTCAACTGGGGATTCCCGGCCAATACCGCCGATACGCTGAAAACTGAGATTCAGTACACCCCGAACTCTGATCAGTCCAATCCCATCCTGCTTACTGACGTGCCGTATCCTCAGGCCGAATACACTCAGCTCGGCCTACGTGCGGGACAAGTATTCTGGTACCGGGCGCAACTGGTGGATAAAACGGGTAATGAGTCTGGTTATACAGACTGGGTTCGCGGCATGGCGAACGATAACGCTGACGATTACCTAGGCGATATCGCGAAAGACTTCCTCACCGCCGAAGATGGCGAACGGCTCTCCAGCCAGATTGATACCAACATTGAAGGATTGTTGCAGAACGCGCTGAACAACAACTCTTCGGTAGACCACCAGTTCAAAATGAACGGAGAAATTCGCGCGGATGTTCT